TTATATGTGTGTTAGTCTAAATGCGTTATTTCCTAGCCATAGGTATGGCGATATCCTAAATATCTCATACTCCCACTCTTGATTGGAGTGGGTTAGATGAAATTTTCCAACAATAGCGTCAGTCAATAGGTTGTTTACAAAAAGTGTCATTTCAAGTACCTTGTCATAGTCTTCGTCTTGATAGTTTATATTAACGAATGCTATGGTTTTTTTAGTGATTCTGGACTCGTTGAAATAAGGGCCTAGACAATTGAGCTCTATTAAATCTAACCTGGCCTTTTTAGGCTTGGGCTTTATGTGGATGCCCCCAGATAAAATTATATTCCTTGCTTTGAATTCACGATCAAGGTGCTTTTTCATCATTGTCAAGATCCTGAGCTGTATCGGGGTATTGGTCCACTCTTTAGCCACTACCTTAATTCCCGTTTTACCACATTGTATATCTGCTGAATCTCGTCAAGTTCGACCTCAAAATCAGGGTACCGGTCCTTGTCCGGATTGAGCGACCTCAAAACTAAGACACCGTTTTTTATATCCTGGTGAGCGATCTGTTTTGCGATGACGCCTTCGGTTCTGTGAACAAATATCCAGTTCGGCCATTGATGGTTGTGCAACTTACTCGTCCATAATTCTCTCTTTACTTCCCTGCCGGTGGCAATCGTTCCGTGGGGCATCGCTTCGTTGATATCCCCATTATTCATACTATCCCCTGAAATCTCAAATGACCTATACTTTCCCCGTACGTATCTGTCCACAGTTATGTAATGTTTTGGTAGTTCCTCTAAAAATTCTTTGTCCGCATAGCCGGTCAAATATCCCGCATGTGCATATACTGGCACAAGTTCAGTACACATCCTGTATCTGCCTGGCGAAATTTCGGTAAACTTAGTATAGCCATCTTCTTCGTAAATAGTCGGTGACCCAATATCTTTCGCATTTGCGATAGGTTTGCTCACATCACCACCGGAAACATCGAACACTTCTTGCTCAGATGTATTAAATTTTGTAATTATATTAATTACAACTTCTCTTGTTAGATTTTCTGTTCTGAAATATTGATAGACAGTATTTCGAGCTACATCAAGAGTTTTGGCAGCATCAATTACGCTTATACCACGTCTCTTTAGAAAAAGTTTAAATTTTTCTCCTTGATATTCAGACATATACAATATATTGTAATATTACATATTGCATGATGTAATCAATATGATTACATTTGTTCCACACAAACAAACAAAGGTAATACAATAACTTAAAACGAACAATCCCATAATAGTACCAAATGAGCAAGCAACGCATATATGCAGGAATGATCGACAAAGGGGTGGAGATTTGGGAAGATCTGGAAACCCGGATACTTTACTGCTCGCATGACATGAGGCAATACCGATGGCCGGATTTTCCAGCTAATGTGATAGAGATAATAAAACAGGATATGCTTGATAACCCTAAAGCTTTGACGTACCTGGCCCAGTGGCCTAATCTCAGGGTGGAGGATAGGATTTACAGATATATTCTTTGCTCGTTCGGTGGCCTTGATAAAACACCCGATATCAGTGTCGATGGAAAGGTCCACCATTCAGAGTACTATGAATGTGGTTTTCGAGGTACGTGCAAGTTTGAAGGAAAGTTATGCTGGTCAATAAAAGTCGCTAACGGTTTTCTTACAAGGGCAGAGATAGAGATACTAAAGTATATCAGATTGGGAGATAAGCAAATCGCTAGCCTGCTCAATAAATCTCCTGAGACCATTTCAAGCCATATGCAGAACATCCGTTCTAAGACCGGCGAAGCCGATAAGGTCAACCTGGCAATTTTTGCAATAGAAAAAGGCATATCCCTTTACAATCCGAAAAAACAAAAGAAATAGACAATGGAGACTATCAAAATAGAGAAACAACCAACAGTGGCGGACTACATTCGAAATATGTCTGCAGGAGACGTTCTCAGGTTCGATATTTCTCATGCAAAGGCGGTTCGCGAATTCGTGAGTAGAAGAATCTGCTATGAAAATCCGGACTATAAATATCCAACAGAGGTCAATTATGCCGAAGGATACATAGACGTCCGCATGGAGCAAAAAACGGAGGTGGAAGATGCGATTTAAAACAATATCAATCGTAGAGCCAGAACTCGTTTCCCTTCTACGGGAGACGGCTGACCTCGCGGCCACGAACGCTTTGGTCAGTGTTGGTAAAGTGCCTCAGTACATCAGTAAACAGGAAGCATATAAGCGGGCGGGCAGCAGAAGGCGGGTGGATGGATGGATACTCGAAGGCGCACTCAAAGTTTACCACGGGAAAATTGATCTGGTCCAGCTGAAGGCGATAGCAGCCAGTGCCAATCTAGCAACATATGTCCACAATAAAGATAGAAAGAAATGAGAAAACTAATCGACAAACTGTTTACGCGTGAGGACCTTGCCGGAATGGCAGTGGTGACGGTGTGCGCGATCATAATCTTGATCCTAAAACTGATAACGAGATGCTGACAGAAGGGAAACTAAAGGAACTCGGTTTCGAGCGGTACACGTGGGAGGATGAAGGTCATGAATACACTGACCATAAGCTTCAGACGGAGCGCATAGCTATCGAGATCACGAACCTAGAGACAGTAGAACTTACAACTAGGGGTCAGTACGTAAAGCTGGATGCCGTTACGGACGACGACAAACTGGAACAATTAATCAATCTTTTAACAAAATAAAATCTATTCAAAATGAATATCCTAATCAAAACACTTCACATTATCAACTTTAAAGGGGTCAAAGACTTTAAGCTTGACTTTAACCATGTAACCAATGTTTACGGTGCAAATGGCACGGGCAAGACAACCATTTTTGATGCATTCCTCTGGCTTCTGTTCGGCAAGGATTCGACTGACCGTAAGGATTTCAACATCAAACCGCTCGACGCCTCCGGAAATAAGACAGACCGTACGGAGAATGAAGTTTCGGCCATAATCAACGTTGACGGCTCGGATATAACGATACGGCACATACAAAAGGAGAAATGGACCAAGAAGCGGGGTGAATCAGTTGCCGAGTTTACAGGTAACGAGCACCTTTATTACTGGAATGAAGTTCCGGTACAGGCTGGGGAATTCCAAGCGAAGGTAAATGACCTGCTGAACGAAAAGGTCTTCAAGCTTATCACAAACCCCCTTTACTTCAATTCCATGAGCTGGCAGGACCAGCGCCAAGTTTTGACCGATATCTCCGGAGAAATAACCGATTCATTTTTGGTCAGTAAATATCCGGAGTTACAGGCATTGCTCGACAATCTCGACGGTAAGACACTCAAAGAATTCAAGGCTATGGTATCATCTGGAAAGAAAAGGCTTAAGGAAAATCTTGAGCAGATCCCTGGCCGTATCGACGAACTGGAAAGAAGTAAGCCAGAACCCATTGACGAGGATGAGGTGAATTTAAAGATTGCGGGCTTACAGGTTATTTATAGTGACTTGGAGAGTCAGATCGAGAACAAGAACGAAGCATTCAACAGAGCGAATGTGGAGAAAAATCAAGCGATCCAAGAAAACCAACAGAAAATTCACGCCCTTAAACTACAGAAGCAGGACATCGAAGCAAAACACCGTTCAGAATATACTGCTGAGCTCAATAATTCCCAATCCGGGATAAACGAGGCGCGCGCAAGGGTATCGCAGTTGGAATCGCAAATTGCAACTCATAAGCAGCAACTTCAGCAGTTTGAACAGTCACATATTTCGCACTTACAACGGCTTGTCAAGGACAAAGAGGATATCGAATCCCGTATGGCCAGCCTCCGGGAACTTTTCAAATCGGTAAATGCAAGGCAGCTTAACGAGCATGATACCCATTGCGGAGAATGTGGACGCGAGCATGAACCCGAAAAACTTACAGAGGTCCAGGAGAAATTTGCAAAGCGTAAAAAAGAGGAACTGGAAGGCATCAATATCCAGGGAACGGGGCTGGCTTCTGACCTAGCGAAGCGTGATGATGAAGGCAAGGAGGCGATTGTACAGTTTAATGAGATGAAATCGGCTATCGAAGCATCTATAGCCAATCTTGAAGCCTCATTGGCGGAAGCAAAGCAAAGGGTGTCCGCACACGGTTCAAATAACGTTGTCGTAAAATCTGTCGAAGATCGGTTAAATGCAGATACAGAGTATGATTACATCGGTGACCAGATACGTGAACTGGAAGCAAAGCAGTTTGATGTGACACCTGTCGACTTGGGAGACCTACGCGTCAAAAAAGCATCCGTAAACGCAGACTTGGATTCACTCAAACGTCAACTGAATATCAGAGAGCAGATCTTGCGGGCAGATAACCGTATAACCGAACTAAAAGAGCAGGAGAAGGTCTGGTCGCAGGAATTGGCCGATCTGGAAAGACAGGAGTTTGCTGCGGACAAATATGAACGCGCCAAAGCTGAAGAACTTGAAGCCCGCGTGAACGGTATGTTCAAATATGCCAAGTTCACGCTGTTCAACAAATTGAACAATGGTGGAGAAGAGCCGACCTGTAAATCTACCTATAACGGTGTTCCGTTCTCCGACCTTAATACGGCGGGTAAGACCTTGGTCGGTATCGATATAATCAATACGCTTTCTGCCCACTATGGTGTAACTGCGCCAGTATTTCTGGACAACCGTGAATCTGTTTCCTCGATTCCCGATACCGCTGCTCAGGTCGTGAACCTAATTGTATCTCCGGAGGATAAAGAATTGAGGGTAGCGTAATGCCAAACAAATCATATTCATACCATTTGGGCGATTCCGGCGGGTCGAGCTTGGTCGAAAAGCAGGAATTGCTCCTTCCGATCGGTACTATTTTCCGGCACGAATACGGTTTTTACGAGGTAAGGTATTATCTCAACGATAACAACGAAGAGGAAACCAGGTATAGCCTAATCACACAAGTGGATTGTGAAAGGGTATTCAAAAATAAGTAATCTAAAATCTATAAATAATAAGTCATGTCAAATCAAAACACAACTGCAGTAACCACTACCGGTAGCAAGGATTTAACCACTTTAGTTCTAAATAAAGTAATTGCTTTCCAACAATCAGGAGAAATCCGGATACCCAAAGATTACAGCCCTGAGAATGCGCTGAAAAGTGCGATGTTGATTCTTCAGGAAACTAAGGATAGAAACAATAATCCAGTTTTACAATCCTGTACACAAGAGAGCATTGCCAATTCATTGTTAAAGATGGTTGTATGGGGACTTTCTCCATTAAAAAAACAGGGAGACTTTATTGCCTATGGATCCCAGTTAGATTTTTCGCCAGAGTATACAGGTAACCTAGTATTGGCAAAGCGATATGGTGGGCTAAAGGATTACAATGCCAAAGCAATTTTCAAGGGGGATGTTTTTGAGTTTGAAACCGAAGATGAATTTCCCTACCGGACTCGAATATTAAAGCATAAAAGAAGCCTGGAAAGTATGGGAGGGGAAGTCATCGGGGCATATTTTGCTTACGAGTTGGATAATGGATCCAAAGATGTAGAGATAATGAATATGGTTCAAATCCGTAATGCGTGGAACCAAGGACAGATGAAGGGAAATAGCGGTGCTCACAAGAACTTCACCGATCAGATGGCAATCAAGACGGTAATTAACCGTGGCTGTAAATTATTGATCCGCGGATCGGATGACAGTGTTCTTTACACGAATGACGAGGAGCAGATCGTTTATGATCCGGTTGCTGAGGGTGTAAAGTCTGATATCGCCAAAAACGCGAACAAAAAGACAATGTCTTTTGATGATGCAGAAGTTATTGAAGAAACTAAATCGTCGAATCACGTTCAGCCATCTGAAGAAGCACCCGCACCGAGCGCAATCCAGCCTAATGAAAATCCAGTAGAAGATCAGACTGCACTCGGGTTCTAATGAAGCTACACATTATAAATAGCAACAGTGACGGTAACTGTTACCTTTTCACCGACAATGAGGGGAATACTCTCATCGTCGAGTGCGGGGTAAGGTTTGACAGGCTCAAGCAGGCACTGAACTTTGATTTTAGTAAGGTTGTGGGGTGTATCGTAACGCATGAGCATGGTGATCACTGCAAAGGGGTTAAGGATGCTGTCAAATTTGGTTTGGATATTTACGCTACTCCTGGGACGATCAAAGGATTCAAGTTTGAAAGCTATCGCCTTCATCCGGTTTCAAAGAACCAAAAATTCTCTATCGGTCCTTTTGATATCATTGCCTTCGATACGCATCACGATACGATTGAACCTTGCGGATTTCTTATACGCCACGATGAAATGGGAACTACGTTGTTTCTTACGGATACGATCTACTGCGATTACAAATTTCCTGGACTGACTAATGTTCTTATCGAAGCTAACTACAGCCAGGATATCATCGATATGAAGCTAGCGGAGAATCCATTTTTAAGAAATCGCGTCATCAGATCGCATATGTCGGTAGAGACGGCCATCAAGACGCTAAAGGCAAACGACCTTTCTAAAGTCAACAATATCGTTCTTATCCACCTTTCTGACCGTAACAGTGATGCCAAGGTTTTTAAGCAACGCATCGAAGAAGCCACCCTAAAGACAGTTACCGTTGCCAATGCTGGTTTAACAATAGAAAATTTCAATGTAACACCTTTTTAATGGGAACAAATCATGGCCATTTTTAAACCTGCAAGAGAGATGTCGCTCGAAGAATTCATCAAAAAGTACCTTCCAGTGAACCACAACGATAAGGATATACTGTATCTAAAAGCTAGGCATGCTTGGGAGGTATCAGATGCTGTATCGAAAGCAGACAAGAGGTGGGACACAAAGTCCATGACGGAAAGGTTGAAAGAAAGGCGGGTAATTGTGGATGCACTCATACACAAAATGTTTGAAGCATACCAAGGAACGACGTTTCAAGCTGAAAACTACCCGAAGGAAGCGAAAAAGTATAGAGCGGAGCAAGCTTTAGTGCAGCAACAAGCACAACGGTCACTTTTTTAGAATCAGTTACAAATTATTAACAATAAAAAATACTACACAATGGAAAAAATATTAAATCAAATCAAGCAAGAAATGGGGGATACAAATGTTCAGATTTATTCCGCAGCAGATTGGTGCGCCATCCTCGGAAATCAAGTATACGAATCGACATTACTAGTCCTGAAATCCGATATTGATCGGTATAGGGATGGCGATGAACTTCGCAATAGGCTTGTAAAATTGGCAGCCACGTCGATTTCGATGGTAGAGTGCATCGATAAAATGAAAAATGCTAATAATGTATCGTATGGCCGGCAACTGGAAATTGAATTTCCGGACTAATCAATTAAGTAAAACATAAACTACACGTAATGAAATTTAAAGCTAAAACAAAGGAGCTGGTAGACGCTCTGCAAATATCTACCTCTATAGTGCGGGATAATGTCGTTATACCTATCTATCGGGAGGTTAAATTTGAATTACAATTGGCAAATCTTCTGCTGACATCTTCAGATATTCAGAACACTTTAATCAAAGAAATAGAGGTTGAAGGCGAGCAGGATGGTGTGATATGCATTGATGGGAAGTTACTGCTCAGTGTATTGCGGACATTGTCAGATCCAACGATATCAATGGAACTTGACGGCAAACGGATGAAACTTATCTCCCTTGGAGGGGTATACGAGTTTGCAGTATCTGATCCCAAAGATTATCCTAAACTTCCGAAGATGGACGAGGTATCCTCTTTCGATATCGACGCAGAAGTCCTCAGTGATGGTATTGCCAAAACTTTATTCGCGGTGAGTGACAGCCAATCGGAATCTATCGGAAATCTACTGCTAAGAATGGAGGGGAACAGTGTTTTTATCGTAGGTTGCGATACGCCTAGATTGGTCGAGTTTAATTCGCAGAGCGATGCTGAGCATAATTTCTCGCTACTGCTCAACAAGAAATCGGCAAACCTGCTTAAACAATTTTTGGTTTCCGGTACAGTAACTTTCCAGTATAATAAGAGGTTTCTGATGACACAGGTTCCTGGTGTTACTATATACACCTTGTTATCCGAAGGAACTTTCCCGGATTATAAAAGGATTATACCGCTAACCCCACCGCACGAATCACTTGTTGATAGGATAAGCCTTCTTTCTGCGATAAAGCGGTTGATCATCCTTGCCAACGCATCGACGCACTATGTCGTTCTGCAGTTTTCGCCAAATGCCATAACGGTAAGGACCGAGGACGTAGATTACAATCGGGCCGCTAAAGAGGTTGTGGACGCGCAATACTCTGGAGAAACCTTGGATATCGGATTTAATGGAAAGCTTCTGGTTGATGTTCTTTCGGCCATTGATACCGAAAATGTATCTGTCCATACTACAGATGCTGTCCGTCCTGTAATTTTCAAGCCGGAGGGTAAGTCTGATTATACTGGACTTGTTGCTACCTATAACCTTTAATCGGTGCCGTTATGATTGTAGAACTAAAAAAGCTGAAGATTACAAAGTCGATCTTCAGCCAGTTAATGTCACTCAACGCCCTCCAATTCGAAAATTATACCGTATTGGGCTGGGTCTTTGTCCAGGGACGGAATGTAATACTGCAGCATAAAGAGGACAAGACGCTTGTGAAGTGGAAGATTGTACAGGACCTTAAAATAGCTGAAGACGATCCTAAGCGTGTCTACTGCAATATAAATGGCAAAGCTTGGACAAGGCGGTTTCTCTTTACCCAAGACGCAACGGATTACTGCCGGGCTGTCAACATCATTCAGACCGAGGCCCGTCTGAATGGACAGATATTCATCTAAAAAATCAATTATTATGCACATTTATCAAAAACTGAAGACCATTGCAAACCGGCTGAATTATGCCTTTAAAAACGATATAAAACCAAATTTCGGCTCAGAGTATTCAAACGGCTTCGAGCACGCTCTGAAACTGTTCTCTATCGCATTCAGTAGAGAATTCAAGGGACATGTCCAGATCCAGTCGAATCTCCACCAGGTTATACGTGAGTTAAAAGCTGCTCAAGAGAAACTCGAAAGGCAGATCGACAATAAAAAACGCTACATCTACCATCTCGAAAATGAACGGGCCCAGAATAGTGTTATTCGTCTGTCAAACTCAAAGAGGAAAAAGATTATCCGCGCTATTGCTGAGATGACCGGACAACCCTATGAATATATCCGGGATCAGTTCAACGGATTAATTGAAGTGAAAGGAGTGAACAATGACTAGAAAACAATTGGAGGGAATATGCCGGTTTGTCGCTATGTGGAACATTAGCAGCTATTCTTTGGAAAAAATCAATTCTGAGTTTGGATTGAAACTTACTGGCAAAGTAAGCCAAGAAGAAGCCTTGACTGCTTACTTGGAAGAAAAGAAAATCACGTTGGATAAAGGGATCGAGCCAACTGAGCAGTTTGTCAATCATTTGGAACGGTTAAGTGAGTCGAACGGGAAATTTATAGCGCTGCCTACCCCGGAGGAGAATCTACTAGACCACTTTGCAGGTATTGCACTCAGTTACTTATTAACGACAAAGCAGTTTATTAGTTATACGGGGAATCTAGCAAAATATCAGATGTCCAAAGAAACCTACAGCATCGCTAAGGAGATGTTAAAAGCGCGGGAGGAGGCTTTGAAAAATGGATAGAGTAATAAAATTCCGAGCACTTCGTAAAGATGGTAAAGGGTGGGTGTCCGGTGATTTATTGACAGGCGTTGGATATTACAAAAAAGGACGTTTTTACATCCTACCCACGGTTGAGAATTTAGCTAGCATTGAAGGATGTCACCCATTGGATGGATTGGAAGTGATCCCCTCAAGCGTAGGGCAGTTCACAGGATTGACCGATAAAAACGGTAAGGAAATATATGAGGGGGATAAACTTCGCTATCATCAACATGGCGAATTTATTGTGTCGTGGGATAGTACATTCCTAGGATTTATTGTTAACGGTTCTGCTAGTAGTTCTTTGGTCATCGGTAACATTCACGAAAGCGAGGCAACCAATGGATAAGCTAACATGCAAATTTCAAAGACGGATATATCCATCTCCAAATAATGACAAACAAAGCTGTAATGTTACTAAGGCGCAAATAAAGAATATCGGGGCGTACCAATACCATTTCTCCCCGCTTCTTTTAATGCAAATTCCAAGAATAACATTGGCGATAAGTAGGATAAGTCCAATTAGCTGAAATGAATCCATGATTTAAAATTAAAAAAATAAGATGAAAAACAAAATAGCAGTGTTAGGACATAGGAGATCGATGGAAGTAATGATGAGTGTAGTCATGCATCCAGAAGAGTTCCATTATATCAGAGATGAGCATTCAATGAAAGGTTTCGAGTATTCCAGTTACATATTGTTGATCGGATGGCAAACAGCGTATAGTGATCCATGGAGCGTTTTGCAGGACTTAAAAACGAGGGTTAGATAGTTCGATCTGTAATACATTAAAAATAGGAGGGCAAGTTAGATGAGTAGTAAATTAGGATATACATGGTACCCGAAGGATTTCATATCCGACCCCGATGTAATGTTCATGACATCTTCAGAAAGAGGGGTATATAGGGATTTAATCGATTTGGCTTACATGAGCGATAACCGCATTGCATATAGCGTGGAAATGCTTGCTAGGTACACAAATTCCGATGCTGATACTATTCAGCGCATTTTGCAACTGAAGGGTAAAAAGAAAGGTGATTTTTGGACTATTCCTAGTTGTGAAAAACGCATAGAATTGATGCAGGTTAATCGCCAAAACGGGTCTAAAGGTGGACGTCCGAAAAAGGGGACAAAAACCCAAACCAAAACCCATTCAGAAACCGAAACAGAACCCATTACAAAAGATAATGGTAACCCAAACGATAACCGAAACGAAAGCCAAACACAAAGGCAAAGAGAAAGAGAAAGAGAAAGAGAAAGAGAAAAGGAAATAGAAGAAGAAAGAGAAAAGGGGAATATTCCTCCTTCTCCTGCTGCTGCTGCAATTCCCGTTTTCAAACAAGTTTTTAAGACGATGGATGATGTTATGAAATCGATTATCGAAGACGAAAACTCTCTCAACGACATCGGTGCAGTAGCAAAGATTCCCAAGCCGGAAGATGTTCCAAAAATGATCGAGGAATTCTGCAGTTACCAGAAGGCAATCGAAAAGTTCCATACGGACAGATCGGAATTCAAAAAACATTTTTTCAGCTGGTATGCTCGGAAGTATCCGAACAATGCTCCCGAAAAAATTAAAAACGATGGTCCACCTCAAAGACAGGGCATATTCGATGGCGAACTTGTCGGAAAATGGATATGGCGCTTTAACGGGTGGAGGGACACGACAACTTTCACTGATGACCAAAAACGCAGAAACGGACTGAAATGATGAGAAAAAACGAAATTGGAAAATTGCCCCCGATGGCAATCGATCTGGAAGAGGCTGTCCTTGGTGCGATAATCTCCGAGAGCTCCGCGATGATGTTCGTGGCCGATATCCTAAACCCGGACATGTTCTACAAAGCACCGAACCGGCTGATCTACAAAGCTTGTCAGGAACTTTCGGTTTCCGGTGAACCTCTGGACCTCATGACACTGACCAGCAAACTGCGAAAGAACGGAGATCTGGAAAAAGTCGGAGGGGCATACTACATCACCAGCCTAACCGACAGGGTCGTAAGTTCCGTTAACATCGAATACCATGCGAGGATCATCTCCCAAAAGTTTATGCAGCGGGAGCTGATCAAAGTATCGCAGGTGACGATCCAGGACTGTTACGACGAGACAAAGGACATCTTCGAGATACTGGATACCTACGAGACCAGCAGAGACAACATCGTCAACCACGTATCGGCGAAGAAGGAAGTCAGTCAGGAATTCGCTATCCAGGAACTCATGGCCGATATCGTCAAGAAAGCGGAAATGGGCGTCAAGGAGGTGACAGGCGTCGACACCGGCAACAAGGAACTCAACGGTTTTACCGGAGGTTGGCAGAACTCAAATCTCATCATCATCGCAGCCAGACCCGCTATGGGGAAAACGGCTTTCATCCTCTCCAAAGCGATAAACGCGGCGAAATCCGGAAAGAGGGTCGGTGTCTTCTCGCTCGAAATGGCAAGGCCGGAACTTCTGACCCGCGTGCTGTCATCAGAAACGGAGATACCGCTCGAAAAGATCAAGAACAGCGCTCTGGATTCAAACGACTGGCATACCTTGACGCACAAACAACCGTCGATCGAAAGTCTCCCGATCTTCTGGGACGATTCTGCGCAGATGTCACTGATCGAACTCAGCGCAAAAGCGAAAAGGATGAAGCGTTTGCACGGCGTCGAGATGATCATCATCGACTATCTCCAGCTGATAACAACCAAATCCAAGGATCGCTACAATGCGGTCAGCGATATTTCGCGTGGTCTCAAGGTATTGGCGAAGGAACTCGATATTCCGGTAATTGCCCTTTCGCAGCTCAGCCGGGCGGTAGAGTCCCGTCCCGGTAACAGCAAGCGTCCCATGCTTTCCGACCTCCGTGAATCCGGCTCCATCGAGCAGGATGCCGATATGGTACTTTTCCTCTATCGGCCAGAGTATTACGGTATTACCGAAGATGAAGAGGGAAGGCCTACCGGGGGTATGGCAGAGGTCATTATCGCCAAGAACCGGTCAGGAAAAACAGGCGTTGTCCCAATGAGATTCCGCGGAGAGGTCATGAAATTTTCCAGTTGGGAAGATCAGATGATAACGGACTTTTCTTTCGTCAAGAAACCCGAACCACTTCCGAGCAACGATCTGAACGGTCATGCAAACTGGAATTTTGGCGATGAACTACCCGACGATACGCCATTTTAATTTTTAAAAACTTATACATTTGGATATTAAATTATAAGTTTTTAGCTTTGTTCCGATGGATAAAATGGTTTTGAAACTCGTAAAAAAGAACAACCCAGACATCGACGTCGAGTCGTACCGCCAGCTTTTGAAGCCGATGGATCTCGACGTTTCCGTCGTCGATGGAATCTTTGACGAGATAGAGCCATCACCAAAAAAGCACAATTCCGAAATTCTTTTCACTGCCGTAATGCTATTGCTCTTTTCACCAAGAGCAATTCTTTTATCCGAGAAATCGGAATACGGAGTAATGAAGGTTATCAAGGAAAAGCTTGATTTAAAGCGTCACCAGTACGCTTCCTATCGGATCAAGGTTGCAAGAGAACTGTATGAAGTCGATAAGGTGTTTAGACAACTAGTTGACGGTATCGTCGAAAGGAGGAGGGGATGAGTGAAGAGCTAACGGGGAAGCAAAAGGCTTTCTGTCAGGCGTATCTAAACAACAATTTCAACGCAACAAAAGCTGCCATTGAAGCTGGCTATAGCAAAGCTACCGCTCGGGAGATGGGTTACGAAAACCTCACAAAACCTCATCTGCGCCGTGAGATCGATAGATTGGCTAAAGAGCAGACGATTACTTCTGATGAAACGGTCAAGCTTATCTCTGATATTGCAAAATTTGATATCAAGGATTATCTCATCACCCGAAAGGTCGAGCGTTCCGATAAGATCAAAAAACCTTTAGCTGACATCATCCAGGAAAAAGTTGACCAATATTCTTTTGAGGAAGAATTTGGCCGTCGGATAGAGATGGACAAGAAGCGTAAAGACTCGCATAACAAACTCTTGGCTTCGATCTCGGAGAGTATAATCCGTCTTCAGCTGGAGCTTGAAAGAAATCCGAAAGCTTACCGCATCGTTTATGGTGAACCCAAATTGGTCGACGAAGTTGAACTGGACTTGGTGAAGTTGAAGAAGGATAAGGAAGCGGGCAGGATAAAATCGTTCAAGTACGGCAAGTATGGCGTCGAGGTCGAATTGTATTCAGCAGCCGATATGGCTGTGAACATGGCGCGAATTTACGGAAGGTTCAAAGACAATCTTGATCTGAACATGAACGGCAGTGTATCTATCGATAGTTGGCTTGAAGATAACAATACGGATGGTGATGGGGCGTAATGATTGCGGTCCAGCCTCCATATCGACCGTTATACACCAACAAGGATAAGTCGATAATCCTTGTTACGGGTGGACGAGGATCGGGAAAGTCCTTTAACGTTTCCACGTTCGTTGAAAGATTGTCGTTCGAGAAATCGCACAAGATGCTGTTCAGCAGGTATACGATGGCCGCAGCGGCTATATCGGTTATACCCGAGTTTCTTGAAAAGATCCAGCTTGACGGGGCGGTAAACCATTTTAAGATTACCCAGACCGAAATTGTAAACAAATTCTCCGGTTCCGGGATAATGTTCCGTCCTATCAAAACATCTTCCGGTAACCAAACAGCAAACTTGAAATCGATCCAGGGCCTTACGACCTTTATCGGTGATGAAATGGAAGAGTGGGAAAGTGAAGATGACTTCGATAAGCTTAGGCTTTCTATCCGTAAAAAAGGCGTTCAGAACCGGGTGATTCTTGTAATGAACCCTACGAATGCGGATCATTTCATTTACAAGAAATATATCGAACACACTCACCGCATCGTGGTTATCGATGGTGTGGAGGTTCAGATAAGCACTCACCCAGATGTTCTTCATATCCATACCAGTTATCTGGATAACATCGACAACGTCGATCAAAAGTTCCTGGATGAAATTGAGAGCATCAAGCAGAAAAGTATCGACCAGGCAACACGTGAGGCAAAAGCGGAAGCTATAGTAAAAGGGCGTGAAGGCGATGAAGAATTTTTTGCAAAGGAATTTTCGAAATCTTTTCAGCGTACAAAATACGCCTACACAATTATCGGGCGTTGGGCCGATGTACGCGAGGGCGTGATATTGACCGACTGGATGGAAGGGGATTTCGACCTAAGTCTACCTTACGCATATGGCCAGGATTACGGATTCAGTATAGATCCTACGACGTTGATCCGCGTTGCCGTAGACAGTAGGAAGAAAAAAGTATATGTAGACGAAGAATACTATGAAACGCAGCAGCTTTCGACGGATGCTATCTATCAGATTAACCGGTCTAGGCTGAAATATCCTGATAATGACCTGATAGTTGGAGATAGCCAGGAGGGACGTTTGATCCTTGATCTCCAAGAGGCAGGTTTAAACATCATCGAGTGCGAGAAAGGTCCGGGAAGTGTTGTCGCTGGTCTTACCGCCTTGGGGAATTATACAATAGTAGTCACTCCAAGGTCAACAAATATTAAAAAAGAACTTAGGAATTACATATGGAACGACAAGAAAGCGGGCATTCCTGTAGATAAGTTTAATCATGCTATCGACGCGATCCGGTATGTGTTCAGAAAGCTGACGGATGGCCATGAGGTAGACGATTCGGTATTCGATTTATTTTAACCCTAACCACTAACAACTTTTAGAATGGCAAAGAACACAGAAAAAGAAAAAGCAACAAATGAACTTATCCCACGGGAGATATTGCCTGTTGTTGTGGAGACGGTCGGCGGTCAAGCAGAGCCAAGTTATGCTACTTCCCGAGAAGAGTATGACGTGGAGCAGCACAAGGTGTTCAAACTTGGCGAAAACGAACGTCCAAAGCGAAAGAAGCGTGTACCGGTATTGGGGCATGATGGGAAACCTTTGCTCGACGACAAAGGGAATCCTAAAACAAAGACCAAACTTGTCGATGTCAACCGAATCGGCGTTCCATTGCAAAAGCTGATCGTCAAACGTAGGGTTGCGTTCATGAATGTCAGTAAGATCCAGCTCGAAGCAAATCCTAAAACGGACGATGAACAGCGTCTGTATGACATGGTCAAGAAAACCCGTGACGACAATAAGATTGAGTTTATCGAAAAGGAAGTTGCAAGGCGTTTGCTTTCAGAATTGCAGGTTGCCAAGCTTTGGTATGCCGAACCGGTAAACGCTTCTGAGTATTGGGGAAAACTTGTCAAAAAAGGGGGCAATTTCCGTTTGCGGTGTAAAATCGTGTCTCCCGACCTCGGATATAAACTTCTCCCCATATTCGATGACCACGGTAATATGATCTACTTTGGTCTGCAGTATAAATCAAGGATGAGCTTCTCTGAACTGATAAAAGTATCACCGGAAGATATCGCCAACTACGGATCAATGGAAGATGAGCGTTTCGATATCTACTCCGCAACCCATCTGTATAAATTCCGGAAAGCAAGACCAGGGGAGACCATCGTTTCAACGCCTAATAACAATGGGTGGATCGTTGAAAGCGTAAAAAGCCACACCTACACGAAGATTCCGGTTATCTATTACAGCAAGCCCGCGCCGCCTTGGGCTGATGTACAGTCGGCTATTGATAGGATTGAGGCTTTATTGTCGGATATGGGCGAGACCAACATCTATCATGCCTCACCAATATTTGCTATGTTCGGTGATGTCAGCGCCAAAATGCTCGAACGCGGTGACCAGGGCAAGGCAATACAGATCAAAGGTGAAAAAGGGGATGCACGTTACGTCACTTGGGAACAGGCAACTGATGCGATTAAACTTGAGATGGATAACCTCATGAAAGTAGTATTCGATGGTACGCAAACGGCTCAGATGTCTATGGATGATCTAAAGGGACTCGGTGCTACGTCCGGTGTTGCATATGACCGTATTTTCATGGATTCCCATCTAGCCGCACGTGATGAGATCGATGGCGAGTATGGACTAGGTACCAAGCGCGATATCAATCTCCTAAAGGCAATGTGCGGTAGTATCGACACCAGCCTTGCGCCTGTCTCCAAAACATTCGCTATCGGTTTCGATATACCTATTTACCGCATCAACGATGATGGTGAAACGCTTGACGTATTGATCAAGGCTAAAAACAATAAGCTGCTGAGCCAAAAGACAGCTGTCGAGTATTCGCCTCTTACCAAAAGTTCGGAGGATGAGTTGGTGCAGATCAAAAAAGAGGATGCCGAACAATTGGCTTTAAATACTAAAACTCAAAAAGAAAATGAAAACAATAAATATCCGAATATGAAAAAGATTGTCGCATCGTAATCAGGTAGAGCTGATCATCGACACCAGGGTAGCTGATATTCAATAAAAAAGTCCCCCAGCATATTTAAACAGTTTCTCACGCTCATTTAAATAAAAACCCACTACAGGCCTGCTAGAGGACCAAAGTCTTCTCGCCTGTGTGAGATTTTAAATAAGCGTGAGAGGCGCAAATATCGCTAATATGAACAAGTATCACAATATGCTGGGGAAAATTCTTGCCAAGGGCAAGGAGCAGCGCAACAAAAAAGGAAATATCAAATATCTACTTAACCAAAAGCTGGAACTTAAACCCGGTCACCTTCTCGAGATATTTGAAGGGCACGGAATTGCCCGGAGGAAACTATCGGCTGAATTGGATCTGTTCCAAAAAGGGGAGAGGCTAACCGAAGCTTATAGGGATGCCGGTATTGCTTGGTGGGACTACTGCGGACCAATACTAGTGAATAGTTATCCGACATATTTCGAACAGCTGCCGGACTTAATCAAGAAGATCAACAAAGAGAAGAGGTCATCTAAGAATTATGTACTGTTCCTCGGCCGTACCGATGTCGAGAGCAACCAACAGCCCTGCCTAAGCTTAATTCAATTTCAGATAGATCGAGGTAAGTTGATCATATCGGCGTACCAACGGTCTTCTGACGCTTCCCTGGGTTTGCCATCGGATATATATCACCTTTATCTGATCAGCAGGCAGATCCATTGTGAGTTAAAATCAATAACCCTGTTCTTAGGAAATGTGCATATCTACGAAAATAATATTCCTGGTACCGACAAACTGCTATCCGGTGAGTCGGTGAAGTTTAATCTTAATGTATAACAATGGGAAAATATGAAATAGAAATTGTTGACTATGGTCAAGGATATATGCATCAATCAATCTTGTCATCCTTAACCGGTTTAGAATTTGATGAGGTTGACAAAGTAGTTAGATCAATCAGGCGAAAAAGATGGGGAGGACAGACGTTTATAAAAGCATTTCAAGCACTCGGATTCAATACGAATCCGAGGTTTGTTAAGTTCGATCCAGAAACACCGTATCCTTGTATACTTCGGTGTAGCGGACAGAACAAAGGATATTGGTATGTGTTCTATTATAACGATGGAATCATTTATGACGGACACATGCATAGCTTTGCGCTAGGAGATGCATCAAAGGTTAGAAAGTATAATAACTCATATTTTCTTAAGCGATATGGTATGAAGGTTACTTCGATGTTGGAGGTTGGGATTTAGTTATCAATTCTTAAAACTTAACTAAGTCCAGAAATCCGGTTCGGTCTGTAACCGATTTTTAGGAATAGATCCCTTACCTCAGATACCGCTGCTGGAAAATTGCTGCTAATAATTAAAATCAGAGTTTGATCCCGTTTATCGACTGGAGGATTTATGGAAAATCCAAAATCTTGAAGAGTTTTATTGAGCTTTTTCAATTCATCATTATTGAAATCTCCGGGCAACATTACTGAAAACGTTGTGTAATTTCTAGTTGGGTATCTGTTCGGTTCTCTTGTGTTAGGAATTGTTTGATTTATTGCATTCAATTGTGCATCCATAGCGTCTAGACGATTCATCAATATAGATAAAGCGTCTTGCTGCTCAGTTGGTAAACCGTGTATTGCAGCCACCTGTTTGACCGCATCATAAATCGGATTACTAATATTCTTTATTCCGCTAGGCTCTTTTAAAATTGTGGCAATAGCATTACTTAAAGCCGGTCTCAACCTATCAGCACCCAACATACTGTCTTCATAAAACAGGGTCCGCTGATCTATTACGTCGAAGGGGAGCTTAGTATCATTTTCTGCAACTGTTATAACCTTTTTACCGAATGAGTGTCTAATTGCCAACTCATACATAACATTTGGATTGATCTCAGTCAAATTTGCGATAACCAACTCGCAGTTCACAATTTTATCGATAATCTGCTTGTTTATTGATCCAGTGCTGTCGATGTGATGAGCAGGCAATGGAAAAAAACCGTGCTCTAGAAGTACAGGTTTTAGAACAGAGTTAATCAGACCTTCCGTCTTTTGAAATGTTAATGAACCATTTTTACCTATAGGAGTGATTACAAAACACTCTTTTAAGCTTTTGTCTTTAAGGTTATCCTCAATTTTCTTAATAGATTCTTCTTTAATTTTACTCATAATTATTCGGTTAATAGTTTTATGCAAAAAACCAGTCAAATATAAGGGATATTTCCTAGAATTATGCAAATAATATATTTGCATAAACCTAAACTTATCCATATGTATAAGTAAATATAATTTTGTGCTATTAAGTTTTATCGAGGCATGCACGGGCTAGCTACTCGGATTTGACTCAAAACACAAAATTATGTCACTAAAATCAAAAATCATTTCCAAACTAAAAGAGAAGGCGAAATCATTAAAGATTAACCTTTCTAACGTCAGAATCAACGGACTAGCGGACAAGTTAGACGCAATTGTGGATAACGAGGACGATATCGACGGTGAAATCGACAAACTGGATTCAATTTTATCATTCAAAGAGTTGGCAGTCTTGGACGATGTAAAGCGTAATTCGGATAGGAGAGCAGCAGAAGAAGAGGATGAGGAAGAAGAAGAGGGCGACGACACTCCTGATACGGATAATGCT